AGGGGTTTCGAAGCGCAAATTATTCCTAGGCACGACGCTCAAAAGTTGTTTCGATAGCACTAAAAACACACGTATCCCTACCCACAAAAAATCGAAAACCGGCCATGGTAGCACGGAAATCCATCCATGGCCTATAAGCAACGCTACAATCAGAGACATGGCACTGATTTCAAAGGCGGACGCGGCACGAGCCCTCGGCGTTACCAGTGAAGCGGTCTACGCAGCAATTCGTACAAACCGTCTATCGGTGGTACGCACCGGGGACGGTCGTGAACTCGTAAATTCCGCCACCATGCGCGAGGAATGGGACCGCAACACCCAGAAACGCATCGGCCGCGGCCCTAAGCCCCCTGCTGGAACGATCGAACGCACCCCTAAGCGGCCTGGGGAACTCACCCCCCAGGAGCGCCGCGATCAGCAGGCCGACTCAGGCCGCAACCTAGCGGACACCAACGAGGCCATACCCGATTACAACGAGTCCCGCGCCCGCACCGAGCACCTAAAAGCCGAGCTATTGGAGCTGGAACGCAAGGAAAAAGAGCGAATTTTGGTAAAAGCGGAGGAAGTTGAGGCCAAATGGGTTGAAATTATCACCATGGCTCGCACTAAGATTTTGGGTATCCCAACAAAGGCCAAACAGCGCATCCCCGACCTCGACACCGACGCCATAAGCCTCCTCGACGACATCGTAAGAGAGACGCTGGAAGATCTCGCTACTAAATCCGACGCCTAAGCTGCTGCACATGACAACTACGCCGCTTAGCAGCATCGTCCGCCTAGAAAGCGCAGCACTTAGCGCCTTCAAACCCCCACGCCGCCTCACGCTTAGCGAGTGGGCCGACACCTACGCCTACCTCAGCGTCGAGAGCAGCGCCGAGGGCGGCCGCTGGCACACCCTCCCCTACCAGAAGGGGATCATGGACGCCATAAGTGATCCGCTAATTGAACAAGTAACCCTTATGAAGTCGGCGCGGGTCGGCTACTCCAAAATCCTCAACCACGTAATCGCCTATCACATTCACCAAGACCCCTGCCCCTTGATGCTAGTACAGCCCACCATCGAAGATGCGCAGGGCTATTCCAAGGAAGAAATCGCGCCCATGCTGCGCGACACCCCCTGCCTAGCCGGCCTCGTAAGCGACGCCAAAGCTAAGGACGGCGCCAACACGATCCTGCAGAAGCAATTTCCGGGTGGAACGCTCAGCCTCGTTGGGGCCAACTCGCCGCGGGGCTTCCGCCGTGTGAGCCGCCGCGTCGTCCTGTTCGACGAAACCGATGGCTACCCGCCCTCGGCTGGCACGGAGGGCGACCAGATCAAGCTCGGCATCCGCCGAACCGAGTATTACTGGAACCGCAAAATCGTCGCCGGCTCCACCCCCACCATCAAGGACTTCAGCCGCATCGAGCGCCTCTTCGCTCAAGGCGATCAGCGCCGCTATTTCGTGCCCTGCCCGCACTGCAACCACATGCAGTACCTGCGCTGGGCTCAGATGACCTGGACCGACAACGACCCCTCCACCACCGCCTACAAGTGCGAATCCTGCAACGAACTCATCCCACACTCTAAGAAGCGTTGGATGGTCGAACGCGGCGAATGGCGCTCCACAATCCCCGGCAACGGCAAGCACGTAAGTTTCCACATTTGGGCTGCCTACTCCTATTCTCCCAACGCCTCCTGGTCTAATTTGGTCGAAGAGTTCTTGGAGTCAAAGAACGACGCCGAGCAACTAAAGACCTTCGTAAACACCGTCCTAGGCGAGGTCTGGGAAGACGAATACGCCTCCAAGATCGGCGCCTCCGCCCTGCTGGAACGCACCGCCAAGGAGACCTACGAAGCACTCATCGTCCCCTCTTCCGCTCTGGCGCTCACCATCGGTTGCGACTGCCAGGACGACCGCCTAAGTCTCAGCGTCTGGGCGTGGGGACGCGAAGAGGAGGCGTGGCTCATCGACCGCAGCAAGCTCTACGGCGACCCCTCACGCCCCGACGTATGGAAGCAGCTCGATGAAGTGCTAAGCCGACCGTTCTTGAGTGAAGACGGCATCGACTTACGTGTAAGTGTGTGCGCAATCGACTCTGGCGGCCACCACACCGCCACCGTCTACGCCTACGCCCGCGACCGCGCCGCCCAGGGCGTCATCGCCATCAAAGGCATGTCCACTAAGGGGAAGCCTCCAATCGGCAAGCCCAGCAAAGTAGACCTCAACCACAAAGGCCAAACCTTGCGCAAAGGCGCCCAAGTATTCCCCGTTGGCTCCGACGCCATCAAATCGCTGCTATTCGGCCGCCTAAAACACAACGAACCCGGTCCCGGTTACCTCCACTTCCACGCCAAGACCCCCCTCGACTACTTCGAGGAACTCACCGCCGAAAAGCAGGTGATGCGCTACAAGAACGGCTACCCCCAGCGCGTCTGGGTAAAGAAGAGCAGCCAGCCCAACGAAGCCCTCGACGAACTCGTTTACGCCTACGCCTCCCTGCATCGCCTCTACCAGCTCTACGACCGACGCACCATCTGGGAACAGCTGGAGCGCAAGCTCCGCCCCTCCCCCGACGACGCCCCCTCCCAACCCGCCCGCTCCTCCGCCGCCTTCAACGTCCTCGGCCGCTAAGCCGCCACGCTCCCACGCCCCAACGCCCCTTCCCGCTTACCGCTTAGCACTTATCACTGCAACGCTTACCACCTAGACTTATACGAAATGCGTGCCACCGATGGCATTTCCATCAAAAATATACGCAGGAGACGCTGTAAGCTGGACAGACGACCTCGCCGTCGGCGCGTCCTCTTACGCCTACTACTTTCGCACTAACGCTGCATCGGGCGCCACAGCTTCCGGCACACTCAGCGGCAGCCTCTGGACCTTCACACTGCCCGCGCTTACCACCGCCGCCTTCGCCACCGGCCAGTGGTTCTACCAAGCCGTCAGCGTCACCGCCTCGCAACCACTTACCGAGCGCACCGGCGATTTCACCGTCTCCCCGGCGCTGTCCTACGCCGGCTCACCTACCGCCCTCGATCTGCGCAGCCAAGCCCAGATTGACCTCGACGCGGTTGAGGCCGCCATCCGCGCCCTCGCCACCGGCGCCCAAGAGTACCGCATCGGCACCCCCACAGGTGGCCGCATGGTCAAACGCGCCGACCTCGCCGATCTGATCGCCTGGCGCGACCGCCTCAAAGCCGACGTGGCCCGCGAAAAGCTCGCCGAAAACGTCGTCAACGGCAAAGGCGACGGCCGCTCCCTCTACGTCCGCTTCTCCTAAGCCGCCATGGGCCTCCGCACTTGGTTCCGCCGCCAGCTCGCCATTGCGCGACACGGCCGCCGCGCCTACGACGCCGCTAAGTGGAATCGCTTCACGGCCGACTTCCTCGCCTCCGGCAACAGCGCCGACGCCGAGATCCGGGGCAGCCTCAAGGTGCTGCGCAACCGCAGCCGTGCGCTGGTCCGCGACAACCCCTACGCCCGCCAAGCCAAGCGCACCACCCAAATCAACGTCGTCGGCGCCCGCGGCATCCAGATGCAGCCCCAGGTGCTCCGCCCTGACGGCAGCGAAAAGGACGAGCGCCGCAACGCCGCCCTCCTCGCCGCCTGGAACCACTGGTGCCGCCCCGACTCCTGCGACGTAACCGGCCGCCTAAGTTTCCACGGGATCGAACTCAGCATCGTCGGCGCCCTACCCGAATCCGGCGAGATCGGCATCCGCCTGGTCCGCCAGCCCATGGGCCGCAGCAAAGTCCCCCTAAGCCTGGAGCTAATCGAAGCCGATCAAATCGACGACGAATACACCGGACTTAGCGACCGCCCTAAGCACTACTGGCGTATGGGTGTTGAGCTAAATGAATGGGGCAGGCCCACCCGCTACGCAATTCTGCGTAAGCATCCTGGTGACGTTGAGTTCGCCAACTACATCGGCAGTAATGAGAAGCATCTCTTTATTGACGCTGCCGACTTTATCCACGTCTTTATGCCCGAGCGTGTTGGACAAACACGCGGCGTGCCCTGGTTCGCCTCTGTAATTACTACGTCGTGGAATCTCGGTAAGTACGAGGAGGCGCACTGGACGCGCAAGCGTGTGCAGGCCAACAGCCTCGGCTGGATCCAGACCCCCGAGCCCGAAACCTTCGGCAGCACCAACCCCGATGGCACGCCCGCCCTGGAGGACAGCAAGCGCCTCTGGAACACCGAGCCCGGCAGCTACAACTTCCTGCTCCCCGGCGAAACCGCCATCCCGCCCGACTTCGGCCCCGACGACGGCCAATACGAAGCGGTGGTCCGCACCCTCGCCCGCCGCTTCGCCGCCGGCTACGGCTGCTCCTACGAGACCCTTAGCCGCGACTTTTCGGACACCAATTACAGCTCTTCTCGGCTCAGCATCCTGGAAGACCGCGATCACTGGCGCGTAATCCAGTCGGTGCTAATTCAGCAGGTACACCAGCGCGTATTTGAGGAGTGGCTCGCCGCGGCCGCGCTCGCTGAGCTGCCTATGCCGATGTTCAGCGACGTGTGGACCCGTCCTGAGCGCTACAACACCCCGCATTGGCAGGCCCGCGCCTGGAGCTGGGTCGATCCCGCCAAGGAGATGAAGGCCATGGAGATGAGCCGTGCCCTGCAGCTCCAAACCCACGCCGAACAGATCATGGAGTACACCGGCAACGACTTCATGAGCACCATGACCACCATAAGTAAGGAGAACGAAATCAAACAAGAACTCGGCCTAAGCGGCGCCGCCCCCGCTCCCACACCCACCGATCCACCCACGGAAGCCCCCGGCCGCAACATCGAACCCCTCTACTTAGAGGGCGAGGACGAGCCCATCAATCTCCGCACCGACCTCAGCGCCGCCGCTAAGCCGCAGCGCTAAGCCGCTCCACTGCCCCTTAGCACTTACCGCCCCTTAGCGCCTCCGCTTATGGCCAACGTCAACGGCACCGAGATCAACCTCATGCCCACCAAGGGGATGCGGGCCGAGGCCGGGCGCTACCGCGCTTGGAAAGCCGAGGGACGCAAAGGTGGCACCTCCGTAGCAGCCCGCCGCGCCACCCAAATCCTCAGCGGTAATGAGCTGAGCCCCGCCACTGTGCTGGTTATGAGCGCCTGGTTCGCTCGCCATGAAGTGGACAAGCAGGGCGATGGCTACTCACCGGGCAGCCCCGCTTATCCGTCACCCGGCCGCGTCGCCTGGGCCGCTTGGGGCGGAGACCCCGGAAAGACCTGGGCCGACGCTAAGGCCAAAACCATAAAAAGCGCCACCGATAGACTGCACAACACAACAACTATGGCCGTGATGGACGCCACCGCCGATCAGCAACGCGAGCTGACGCCAGACCTTACAGCTCCCCAAGTTGCGCTCTACGAAGCCTTGGAGGAAATTGTTGATGAACTCGGTCAGTTTGATCAGGGCATCGGCGCTCACGGCGCTCATTACATGCCTGTTAGCCCCTTCGCCAGCGAAGGGATGCAGTGCTCCAACTGCATCTTTTACGCCGGCCCCCGCGCTTGCGAAGTCGTTGCCGGCGACATCGCCCCCGAAGGCGCCTGCAAGTTCTGGATCATCCCCGAGCAGCTGCTCACTCCCCAGGCTGACGCCTCCGCCGAAGGCCGTACCGCTACCTCTGCCGACGAAGTGCGCCTCGCCGCTAAGTCTGTGCGTGACTACGCAGCCCAACGCGCCGCAGCCGGTGAGCTGAGCGAAGGCGACTTCGTTGCCTGGCAATCCAGCGGTGGCACGGCCCGCGGCCGCATCGAGCACGTCATGCGCACCGGCACCCTCGGCGTCCCCGGCAGCGACTTCAGCATCGACGCCTCCGCCGACGACCCCGCCGCTCTCATCCGCATCTACCGCCCTAAGCAGGACGCCTGGAGCGAAACCGAAACCCTCGTAGGTCACAAGTTTTCGACGCTCCGCAAGATCGAACCCCTCGACGAACCTTCGGACGACAGCGAAGACGACGAAGACGACGACCGCACCGCCCCTTCCGACTTAGAGCAACGCCCTTACCCCAACGAACACGCCGCCCGCCTCGTAGACCCCGGCCAGTTCGATCGCTTCCGCCGCAAGAGCAACGATTTCGCCCAAGGCATCGACTCCATTTACGGAATCAAAGGCGACGACCCGGTGCGCCTCCAAGCCCTACGATTCGACGCTGCACGCTTTACAGTAAGCGAAGCTAAGAAGTGGCTTAGCGATCACGACTACACGCCCATCTCCTTTGAGCCCGCTACAGGCAAGTCCATGGACGGCAAAATCGACATCAAGGCCATCAGTAAGGAAGTGCTTAGGCGCGAAGCTCCGCAAGGTCTCCGCGTCGAAGAAAGCACCGAAACTGGCCTCACCTTTAGCTTCAGCTCCGAGGCGCCCGTGGAGCGCTGGTGGGGCCGCGAGGTGCTGATGCACGATGACGGCGCCATGGACCTGGCCCGCATGAACGACGGCGGCCCCTGGCTCTGGAATCACAACCGCGACGTGGTGCTCGGCGTCGCCGAAAAAGCCTGGCTTGGCGACGATCGCCGCCTCTACGTCAAAACGAAATGGAGCCCCAACACCACCGAAAAAGGCACCGAAGAATACAAGCGCCGTCGTGACATCGAAGCGGGCATCGTCCGCAACGTATCCTTC